TTCACCGTTGCCGAGTTCCACAATGGCGTAAGTAAAGGTTTGGGTTGTGTCCCAACCAACTTGACGATTGCCAACTTGGCAAGCAGTCAATGCGAGGGCCGCGGAGAGAATGAGAACCAAACAAATAGTCTTCTTCATTTTGGGATATCGTTCCTTTCTTTTTTCTTGAAAATATTATAGCATAATTATTTTGAAATGTCAAGTTAAAAGGTTGTTAAATAGATTTGACGTTTGATGTAATTTACAATTATTTAACTTGACATTTCGGGATTCTCATGTTATAATGTATTTACAAATTAAGAAAAGAGAGGTATTTTGAAATGAATAGGAAATGCTACGTTGTCGAAATGAACTCCGCACTGGAAGAGTTGTTTGAACAGTTGGATGATTATGGTTTCGACTATGAGTGTGAAGAACATTGGCCCGCGCCCGGTTACATGGAGATTTATGTGTGGTATTATCCTCATGAGATTCAGGACTTGGAAAACATTTTCGCGCCGTATGTTTAACATACGGTTTTATTTTGAAATTGTGTTAATTAGAGGATACGTAGTATCTAATTTACATTGAATTAATTTTTAAGAAATGAAAATGAAATTATGGGATACATCAAAAGATGTATCCCTGCATCATTTCATCAAATTCCGAAAATGAAACACCTTCTTCGTCGGGGTCGAGAATGCTTGCCTGATAGTCCCAATAGATACACACCTGTTGCTCAGAAGTCAGATTTTCCCACTCCATACGGGATACCTCGCTTTCGTTTGTTTACAAGATTATTATAGCAAAAATAAAATGAAATGTCAAGTTAAATGATTATTAATTAGACTATACGTGCGGTCTAATTTACAGGAAATTAAAATGAAATTGCGGAATTTTTCATATTCCGCAATTTGAAATTAAAATTAAGGAATTAATATTTCCTTAACATTCCATTCAATTCCTGTACAATATGTGCGCCAATTAGCCGCGCACTGTGCCTCTTCACGTGTGCGATAGTAGGAAGAACCTTGAAAACCGCCACAATAGATAGCATAAACTGTCATTTTAGGAAAATCCCCTTTCGTTTGTTTCTGGAATTATTATATCATTTTTGAAATGAAATGTCAAGTTATTTCTATGTAAAATAGAACTTACGTTTGATGTAATTTACATAAATTTAATTTGGGTTAGTTTTGGGATTGTCTAAATATTGTCATAATAAAAACTTCAAAAAGAGTTTGATTTTGAAATTAGTTTATGATATAATAAATATAGAAAAGCAAGGGAGGTTTCGGGATATGCGCGCGGAAGATTATAAGAAAAGAAATAGTTTTTCATATAAAATTAAAATGTGGTTTTATCGGTTGACTTTCCGGGATGTTATGTCTACCAGTAAAATTATTGTTATTTCTGTGATAAATTTTATAATGATAGTTTTAGGATTTTTAATTATCTTTTTTGGCCCATCATTTTTTTGAGAAAATGAAAATGAAATTAAGGTGTGAGGTTTCGGGAATGTAAATTATGCTATACGTATTTTGTAATTAATAAAAAGAAAATAAAATATAATCCCATTAGTTTTGGGATTATATTTTTATTATTAAATTCTTCTTTTCATTTCTTCATAAATTGAAATATAACCTTCTTGAATTAAATCTAACATTTGTTTTATCTGTGCGTCATATTCATCTTCTTGGTCATATTCTAAGCTATATTCATCATAGAACTTATTTAGCATTTTATTAATAGTAGATAGATTACCTATCTGTTCAATAGTTGGATTAAACATAACTAACTCCTCCTTTTATCCTTTTAACATATATATAATAACATAAATTTGAGAATAAGTCAAGTTAAAAGAATATAAATTATAAATAACGTATGTTATAATTAACAATACAATAAAGATTGGGAATTATTCCCAACCTTCCATATAACCTGCATATCGAATCATAATAATTTCATCATCATAAATGGTAGGCGTTCCGCGTTCTTCCATTATCGCGGCAACAATATCGCCGCAATCAAAATCTTCGACGCCTTCCCAAATCCATTCATTGCCATTGAAGTCTACCAAAACCATATAGTTTTGTCCGTGATTGATTAAATCAACCACAAAGGTCTGAGGATACTGTTCTGCGCTGGCGCAAGCCACAACTCCCATGAGGATAGCACAAGCAATAACAATGCTCCAAATGATAACAAATTTCTTCATATTGAATTCTCCTTCTGGTTTAACGTGTTTTCCTTCACTTGATGGGATAAGTATATCATATATATCCTATGATGTCAAGTTAAACTATTGTAAATTAGATAATACGTTTATCCTAATTAACATAGAATTATCGCGGAATTAACTCCCGCGATAGTTCGGAAAAACTCGTTTGTATGCGCTAACTTTTCTAAAATTGTTATATTCTTGTTGCGTTATTTCTTTGCCAAATATAACCATTCTTGTATGTTTTACACTTGGCATTTTTCGCGCTTTATCGCAAGCTTCAAGCAAGTTTTTTGCTTCAAAAACAAACTTGATTTCTGTGCTGTGTCCGCTTCCACAATGCCCACGATGACAAACGACTTCGAAGTATTTCATGGTTGTTACTCCCTTCTTTTATTCTGGTTATATTATAATATGGTTCCTGACTTTTGTCAAGTTATATTTATGTTAATTAGGTTGGACGTTTAATATAATTTACATTAACTTAATTTCCAGCTCCAGCTTTCCAGCTCCACATAAATGTTAAGTTTATGTTAAGGTTTCCAGCTCCAATGTTAAGTTTATGTTAATTAGAATCCAGCTCCACTTTTGCGTTCCAGCTCCCAGCTCCAGCTCGCGGTCGGAGCCGAGGAGCTTCCAGCTCCACGCAAATTTCCAGCTCCCCACCGGCACGCCGACCGGAGCCGAGGCAGACCAAAGGCGCCCGCGCGAACCGAGCAATTTACGCATAATTCATATTCTCTTAACATAGCTTTAACGAACCTCGCTTCTAAGGACATATTTTCCCATCCTCTATATTATAGCAGATGAATGTTAACTGTCAAGGTAGTTTGAGTTAAAAGTTTGTAAATTAGATTAATTTTAACAAAGTTAAACTGGTGTAAATTAGACTGTCCGGATAATCTAATTTACACGGCCTTAATGTTAGTGGTGACTAACTACAATGTTAAAAAAAAGAAAAGAGGGCATTAAGCCCTCTTTTTGTGGTGGCGCTCGATGTAGCGCAGGCTGTGCAGGCAATCCTTGACTGCCTCGCGCGCGGTCTCCGCTACCCATAGGAGCGTGGTGCGCGTGCTATCATCCCAAAAGGATAACTCGACGGCTTCGATGGTCCATCCCATTGCGGTCTTGCGCATGGTTACTGCGTCAAGCCCTGCTCGGTCGAAAGTGTAGTTGTTTTCGGCGTTCTTCTTGATGTACAGCATTGTTAAATCCTCCTTAATTTTAGGTCGTGGGAGGGCTTGCGCCCTCCCGTTGCTTTGTTGTTACCACGGTTCGTCAAAGTTCTCATTGAGCCACATGGCGGCCTCTTCCAACGTGGTGACCTCGTCCTCGAAGTCGTCGTGGTAGTTATAGATGTCATAGCGCCGTTCAGAAATCTTGACGATGGAGAATACTTCTCCAACGGGATTCCGTGCTTGCCAAAGTGGACGATGGGTGATGAGGGTCAAACCCTGATAGATGAAGGTGATGCCGATGATGGTGTTAATGCTGAACATTTTAATTCCTCCTTTTATTGTTGGGAGGGCTTGCGCCCTCCCGCTGTCGGTTAGATGTTCGTGTAGTAGTACTCGGCGTAGCAGTTCACCATGCGGTCGCCACACCGCAGGAAGGCCATCGCCGTGCGGTAGTCCATGGACTCCGGAACCTTGATGGCGATGCCGAACAGCTTGAGCTCGCGCTCGTCGCCGTAGGGATTGCCGAACCCGTCGGTCGTGACTACCTCGTAGCCGGAACCGATGCGCTGGAACCCGTAAAGGTTCCAATTGTAGCGGAGCACGCGCTCGGCTTGCTTGAGGATGCGCTCGGCGTCTTGCGCGAGCTGGGTGTAGATGATGATGACGTTATACATGGTATTTACCTCCTTGTATTTGGTCGTTATTGTGGGTGAGGGCTTGCGCCCTCACCTCCAACTGTCAGGTCCAAAGGTGAACTTGATCACGTCGAACCAACATCCGGTCCACGCGAAGTCAAGGTCGGCAACGGTGGATGAGCACTCGGGGTGCTCGGCCAAATAGTGCTGGCAGATGATGATGCGCTCCGCTTTGGGAGCGTCTTGCCACTCAAGGCGCTTCATGGTTTTTACCTCCTTCCAAAGGGGTGAGGGCTTGCGCCCTCACTCCTTCATGTCGCGGTCAACTTCGGACGGCAGGAACGCGGTGATCCTTCCACCGACACCCTTCATCTCGTCCTTGATCTTGACCTCGTTGCCGTCGGCGTCGGTGATGATGGTCACGCCGTCGACCTGAACTCGATTCAGGCCGCCGACCCACTTCGCGCCGATGGTCTTACAGACCACCTTCTCGAAGGTGCGCGCCCTCGGTCCGGCACAAGGGCTGGGGTCAAGCGGAAGGTCCGAGTAGGTCCGGAACTTCTGCTCGAGCTGGCGAACCGTGATCCGGTTGCCAAAGGTCTTGCGGAACGCGGTCTCGCTGACCTTGCGCACCTTGTAGACGTTATCGATGATCTGGCAGAACCCGGTCTCGAGGATGCGGTCGTCGGTCACGACGTCGATCATGGTCTGGCGGTCGACGCAAGCCAGAACCAACTTGCGGGTCGCGCCGTGGACTCCGGCGCCGTCCGCGGTCGTCATAGCGAACCAATAACGGTCACCGTGGCGCGGGTCGGTCAAGTAGGTCAGGGCGGTGAGCTTGGCTGCGGCGATGATGGTGGGATCGTAGTTTTTCATGGGGTTTACCTCCTTTTAATGTGGGTCGTTTGTGGGTTTGTGCTGGTCGGTCGTGCGGTCGGCGGTCGGGTTCAGTTGGCTGCTCGCCTGTCGGGTTCATCACTACTCGGCGGTCACGGCTTCCACGTGCGCTGGTCTGGGTAGCTTCCTACACCTGTCAGGGTCTTGGCGCGTCGCCTCTGGCAGCGGCGACTGGCTGGGGCTGTTCAGTTTTCAAGGTTGCCCTCGTGACGCTGCTGCGCCTCATCCCGGCGGCATTCCCGGGGCCGTAGGGCCTTGCCCTTTCGACGTGAACATAATAGCACTTCAAACGCTAAAAGTCAATAGGGGCGGCCAAATTTGGGATTTTTGGCGATTTTCGACCCCCGACACCCTCCCCTTCCCCAATTTCCACACCCGACCAAAAAATAAAATCCCCTCGGCTCGAAAGCACCCAAATACTTGACATTTTAAATAAAATATGTTAAAATACAAAATGAAGGAAGTTGTATCTTCAAATAAACGGAGATGCAATATATGAAAAAGAAATACTCTCTCGACTATTCTATTGAACGTGATACCGACCGTCTCCGCGCAGTTGAAGAAATTTTAGACACATTAGACACAAAGCCAACTAATTCTGAATTAGAGCAAATGGCATCCTATATCCTATATGGTAAAGATGAAGAAGGCAAAAACGCTATACAACGTGGCGAAACTACGGATTCTAATAAACGCTATAATAGTTTTCAACGTGCCGCAGATAAAGTCCAATCACTTGACGAAATTTTAGAAAATCCATTAAGCGATCAACAAGCTCTTCAATCACTTGAAACCAAATATATATATACCAAGAAAAAACCAGCAATACATCGTCCTAAATACGATAAGAAAACTGGCGAATTAATCGACCCTGGCGATTCTGAAATACCTGGTATGCAAGAACTTTGGGATTGCATTGATCGTCTAGACCGTATAGTAGCAGTGAATGAAGGCAAAATACCACCCGATGAAGAAACCCAAATTTTTACAGACTCATATCGTCTTTACCAATTAAAGCATTCCCTTATTGACATAAGACGCCACCAATATTATCTTAAAGATGCCTACAAACCCACTTTGCACTTTCTCGCGCTAACCCCTCCAAAAGCCCAAACTTATAACTGGGACGAAGATTCCTATTATTGGATGCCCCTAGATAAATGGCAAGAACGCGTAAACAACGCTCTTTTACACACCATTAGTAAAAATTTAGAAGATTATGAAACACGTGAAAATCCATACACAAAAGAAACTGAAGTAAAATGGGTGGTGCGCAAACACACATTTGATTGGGAAAACCCATCCCACATTAAAGCATTAATAAACAATTATTCAGCACTTTATATGGAATTGAGCGAAAAATTAGATAGTTGGGGGCGCACCCTTTTATATGATTTTGACCGCTATTTTGATATGTCTGGATTTAGTGAAGCGCGCGAATACATACTAACAAGAAAAATAGACCACGCTTCTTACACTGAAATTCGAGAAGAGCTTCAAGAAAAATTCGGTTTAAAATATAATGAAAACCACATTTGCACTATTCTCGCGAAAGAAATTCCAGAAAAAATGGCGGCAACAGCAACCAAATACCGTATGCTTTTAACAATTCCAATAACCGAGCGCAAACGTTGTTTTACTTGTAAGAAGTGGTTGCCGCGCAATAATTATTTCTTCGCTACCAATAATAGCCGTAAAGATAAATTTGCTTCTAATTGTAAAGAATGCGAAAAACAAAAAAGAATAGCAAGAGGAGGTCAATCCGCGTATGACAGACGAAATAAAGACGCGAAGATGCTTGAAGTGCAGGCAGGAAAAACCAATTCATGAGTTTCAATATACTTCATCCAATTTTTTTCCTTCTCATCGCTCTCAAATTTGTACTTCTTGTCTTGAATTAATGGTAGACCAAACTAATATGGGCGAAGTTGATAGACTTTGTCGCTGGCTTGATGTGCCATTTGATCTTAATAAATGGACGCAATTGTACTCTATATATAAAGATCATACTTTAACAGCCTACTTCAATACATTACTAGACGACCATTATCAAGCCTTACAATGGTCTGATGAAAATGAACGATGGCGTCTTGCGCGCGAAGAAGGCACAATTGACGAAGAAATTGAAGCTTTAAGTGAAGCAAAAGTGCGAAAATTAAAAAGAATTTGGTCTACTACTTATTCTAATGAAGAATTACTTTTTCTTGAAGATTACTATAATCAAATACTTGCTACTCAAAACGTTTCAACACCTATTTTACAACATTACGCGCGCGACTTATGCGAAATTGAACTTCGTATAAAAAAAGGTTTGCGCGAAGGTTTAGATATTAAAAAAGATATGGATGCGCGCGATAACATAATTAAAATTGCGCACTTTGAAGCTAATAATGCCAAAAATGCCGCAGACTTTGAAAGTGTAGGTGAATTAATGGTTTATTATGGTAAAAAAGGTTGGCATCCAAAATGGCATTCAGAACCAAAAGACGACGTTGATTTCTGTATGCAAAATATTCAAAATTATTTGAAACGTTTAGTTATTAATGAGGGTAATTTTGCTGAGCAAGTTGAAGATAGACGTGAACGCTATAATTTAACAGAAAGATTAGAAGATATTGAAAATGAAGCAGTTGAATTTGATGAAACTGCTGATATTGAATATGAGGATGAATCATCTTTGATTCAAGATTTAATATGATTGATTTTATTACTCAAAAAGTTGAATTACGTGATGGCGTTCCAATTGAAAAAGGAGTTGTTCTTACAAAGGAATTTCTTGACGCAAATCAAGAATTATTTACTGGCTATTTAAATTATTGGTTAATGTATCCAGATTTATTTTTGGATGCAATACAACCACAAGATGACGCAAAGAATTTTCATTTGTTTTTCTATCAACGTATAGCTTTACGTGCTTCAATGCGCTATCGCTATCATTATTGGACTGCAACTCGCGCGACTTCAAAATCTTTTACAGCTTATCTTAGCGCAGTTGTGCGCGCGGTCTTATTGCCTGGTTCTAATATTTTCATTTCTTCAGACATAAAAGGCACTGTTATTAAAATTGCAGAAGCTAAATTTAATGAAATTTGGCGTCATTGGCCTATGCTTAAAAATGAACTTCAAACAAGAGAAAGTGGCGGTCAACAAGGTGAAAAGAAAAGCGGCAATTATTATGAATTGCGTTTTCGTAATGATAGTATGATTACAGTTGTTTCTAAAGATACAAGTCGTGGTTTAAGAGCAACAGCAGGTATTCTAGAAGAATGCGCGACAATCGAAGAAGAAGACTATAACGAAGTTTTACTTCCTCAAATGAATGTTGCTAGGCGTGAAGTTGATGGAACTTTAAATCCAGAAGAACCCACTTCTGCACAAATTTTTATTACTACCGCGCGCGAAAAAACTGTATTTATGTATAGTAAATTAATAGAATGCGCCGTAAATGCAGTTTTGCGACCTAAAGAATATTTTGTTTGGGGCCTAAGCTATGAAGTACCATTACGTTATGGGCTAATTGATAAAGCAACCTTAATGGATCAACGTTATTCTAATACTATGAGTGAAGATTCTTTCGCACGAGAATCACTTTCTATTTGGACAGGAAATAGTAAAGAAGCTTGGTTAGACTCTAGAAGAATTAATAAGAGAAGAACTCTATTAAAATGTGAGCGAAAAGCACAAGAAAATCCTACTAACCCAAATACTTTCTATGTGATAGGGGTCGATGTTGCCAGATATGAAGCTAATACAGCAATTATGGTAATTAAAGTAATTCCTAATTTAAGTGGTTTTAAGAAAAATGTTATTTATACAGAAGTCATTCATGGAGCTAACTATATTACAGATCAAGCTCCTCGTTTAAAGAAATTAATTGAATTATATCATCCTAAAGAAATTGTTATTGATGGAAATGGACCAGGTATCGGTTTATTAGATGCTATGTCTCTTCCTTCTTTCGATGCAAAAACTGGAGAACAATTTCCTGCTTATTTTGCTTTTAATAATGAGCATCATTTACCTCCAGAGAAGAAAAATGAATCAGAAGAACCGTTACCAGAATACAATGCTATTATTTATGATATAAAGGCTGGTTCATCTAACGATGACGCGATTCATTCGAATTTTTTTGCGCAATTAAGTAATGGTACATTATCTTTACTTGCGCATGAACGAATTGTTAAAGATAAATTACTTCAAACTAATAAAGGCAAGAAGATGTCTCTTTTTGATAGACGAGTTTATTTGTTGCCTTACGAAATGACTTCTCGATTAGTTGATGAATTAAATAATTTAAAATTAAAACCGACTGGGGTGCAAAATCAATTTAAAATAGAAAAAATTTCTAGTTCTATAAATAAAGACCGTTTTTCTGCTTTAGAATATGGCTTATATAGAGTTAAATATTATGAAGATAAAATGATTAAACGTTCTAAGAAAAAGAATTTTGCACAATATGTTTTCTATAGTCCAAGAAAAAGGGGGTGACAACTTTGGAAAATAAAAATAAAAAATATGATTTCTCAAAATTTCGTTTACAAGTAACAAGAAATATTGCACGAGCACCTATAACAGAAAGTGCTTATACTCGTTGGGGTTATCGTAATGGAAGAAGAGTTTCTAATGATGATTTTACATTAGATGAAATAAATGCTATTATCCGTTCTGGAGAATTAGAGTCATATCGTGAATTATCTAGTTTTTACTATAGAACAAATGGTGATTATAGAAATAATATAGATTTTTTAGCTTCTTTACCGTTATATGATACAGTAGTAATTCCAGTTCTTGCCGCTGGTAAAGGCTCTCATGCGCAAATTATTAAAGATTTTGAACGAGCTTGTATATTTATAGAGAAATTAGATATTCCTAATACTTTTAATTATATTACTAAAGAATGGTTAAAGGTTGGAATATATAATGGTATTTTACGAGAAGATGGTGAGGATGTAGTTATTCAAGATTTACCATTAGAATTTTGCAGAACTCGTTTTAAAGATTTTAATAATCTTCCTATTTTAGAATTTAATTTACATTATTTTGAGAAAATATATGATGAAGAACTTCGAGAAGAAGCTGTAGAAAGTTTTCCAGAAGTTGTTAAAAAAGCCTGGCGTGATTATGAAAATGCGAAAAAATTAATTGATCCTTGGGTAATGATTCCTGCTGAATCTGGAGGTATTTGTTTTACTTTTATTAATGATCAAGCGCCTTTATTAATAGCAAGTATTCCTCAACTAAAAAAATTAGAAGATGCCGTTGGTCGTGAAGAAAAACGTGATGAAAATGAATTATATAAATTATTAATTCAACAAATGCCTATAGAGGATGGAGAATTAGTATTCCCATTAGATGAAGCTGCAGAAATGCATGCTTCTGTTGCCGCAATGTTAAGCGGAACAGATACAGTTGATGTATTAACTACTTTTGGAAGTACTAGTTTAGAAAGTTTACAAGATACTTCTGCAGCAACACAATCTAATGATAGAATTAAAAAATATCGTGATAACGCTTATGATTTCTTAGGTAGAAGTTCTTTATTATTTAATGCTGATGGTAGTTCTACTTTAGCTTATACTATTAAAAAAGATGAAGCTTTAATGATTTCTTATTTAAATGTTTATGAAACTTGGATTAAATTTCATTTAAATAATAAATTTTCTCGTCCAGGGTTAACATTTGATTTTGAAATTTTACCTACTACAGTTTTTAATAGACAAGATATTCAACAAAATTATTTTCGCGCGGCACAATATGGATATTCTAAAATGTTTGCTGGTGTTGTTATGGGTATTAAACAACGCGATCAAATTAGTTTAATGGATTTTGAAAATGATTTCTTAAAAATGTCAGAAAAAATGATTCCATTACAATCTTCTTATACTACTCCAGGCGGAGAAGTTGCGAATGAAGAAAAAAATAATTCTTCGGGACAAAAAACAGGAAATACAAAAAAGAACGATGACTTAAATAATAAGGGAGGTCGTCCTGAACTTCCTGATGAACAAAAATCTGAAAAAACTCAAGCTAATATTAAAGCTGCTGGGTAAGGAGAATAATTATGGAAAAGCAAATACCTATTTATTTTGATAGCGTAGTAATTGATTCTCCCTTTCAAGGAATCTCTGAAAGTAACCCAAGTATTGGTCGCTTAAAAGTGCGAGTCTTTACTAAATATGGTAATAGAAATGGTTCTTATATTACTGAAGCAGTTGCTAATCAGTTAATAGAATCTGCTACTCAAGGCACTACTCCGGTAGTTGGTTTCTTTGATCCAGCAACTCAAAGCTGGGCTTCTCACAGCGGCCCAACTTTAGCTAATGGTTATGGTTATGTAGAAAATTTCCTTGGCTGGGAGCCATTTGAAGATACAGATGGTGTCACAAGAGAATACGCAGTTTTTTCAGTGGTATTATTTACCGATTACTATGAAGAAGCGAAAAAAATTTTTGGTCAAAATCAATCTATGGAACTTGATCCATTTTCTATTGATGGAGATTGGACAATGATTGAAGGACAAGAATATTTTGTTTATACTAAAGCTAAAATGCTTGGCTTCTGTGTGATTGGTGAACACGAACCATGTTTTTCGGTATCCTCATTCTTCTCTAAGAATGATGACATATATAAAACACAATATGAGAAGTTCTCTTCACTTCTGTTTAACCTCAAAGCACAAGTAGAAGAGGCTGAAAAAAATAATGAAGGAGGAGAACAACCAATGAATGAGTTTGAAAACAAGGATGTTGTAGAACAGGTTGAGAATCCTCAAGTACAGGAAGAAGTACAAGATACGTTTCAACAAACAGAAGAAGCTACTCAATCTGAAGTTATTGAAGCTACAGAAGAAACAGTTTTTGAAGAAAAATCCGCTGAATCTGAACCAGAAGCTCAAGAAACCGTATCAGAGGAACCTTCTGAATTTGAAGTTTTACAAACCAAATTTAATGAACTACAAGAATCCTACAATCAGTTACAATCTGATTATTCCGCAGCACAAGCTCGCATTGAAGAACTTGAACAGTTCCAAACCTCAACCAATACAGAGCTTGAAAATCTTCGCTCTAAGAACGAAGAATTACAAACTTCTTTACAGACTTATGAAAATCAAGCTTTAGAAGTTGAAAACAATCGTAAAAATGAATTAATAGAAAAATACGAAAAAGTAATGAAAGAAGAGGAAATTAGTGATATTAAAGACAAGGCTAATGACTTTTCTTATGATGAATTGGAGAGCAAATTAGCAATAGCTTTTGCTAATAAACAGATGGCTGGTAATGAAATTAAAAAAGTACCACTACCAGATCCAGAGCATGATCAATTCGCATTATTTATGGAAAAGTATCGTAAAAATTAAGGAGGGAAAATATTATGGCTCTTAAAAGATTTCCACTAACAAGTGCTAATAGCCTATCTAGCAAGTATCGCCCAGGCGAGAAGCTATATGCTACCTTAGAGCTTAATCAGGTAGCTTTCCCAAAGACTGGTATGGTAGTTTCTCAGACTCCACTATCTGAAGATTTTACAATCGACGCTCCTTGCGAGAACGGTATGTGGGTCGTAGGTGATAAGGCCGCGGGCGTTATTGCTGCTCCAGCCGCTGCTACTGATAAGCCTATTGGTATTGTATACACTGCAGAAAAAGAATATGATGATTATCATTATGGTCTAGCACGTTTTGGTCGTAAGATTGCTGGCGACTATCCTCGTGTTGGTTTACTAGGTATTGGTGATACCGTAACTACTAATTGCCTACAGTATGATGCTGGTCAAGGCGCTGATTTTGCTGATTTTGATGCTCTAAATACCTATTTAAGCGGCGATCTAAGTAGCGCAAATAAGGCTTATGTTATTATTCCTAGTGGGCAAAATGATGTTAAGTGTATTCCACAGATTGTTAAGTCTCTACCAAGTGGCTATGCTGGTATTTATGGCCGCATTGTAAAATACTACACTGTACCTAACGGCGAAGTTGGCGTTAAGTATCAGATTATTAGTCTATAATAGGAGGTGCGAACTATGAATAAGCTACAAGTTCTAATGAATGGTGTTTTCGGCCGCAAGGTTCCTGCTGAGTTCGCTGCCGAGAATTATGACTATGAGGCTGCTCTTCGTGATGAGCTAACCAAGCTACTTTGCGATGATAAGGGCCGTCTAAATCGCTATAAGTTCGAGCGTAATAAGATTGATCTATTTGAATTACTATCTCAGAATCTAGAGGAAGTTCTACCACGTAATATTCAAAGTGCTCTAGATATGTTTACTGAAATTATTCGTGTACCACAGGGCTCTCGTTTAGAGTTCCGTGTAACTCGCGGCAAGCAACGTGGTCGTCAGTTTGTAACTCGTGCTACCGAATCTGGTAACTATGAGACTTTCAGACTAGATCGTGATAAGTTTGATGTATATCCACAAGCTATCGGCGGAGCCGGTTATGTTGATTTTGAACGTTATCTCGATGGTCTAGAGAATATGACTGACATTTATGAGATTATCCAACAGGGTATTACTGACCGTATTTTTGAAATGGTTCAGGAAATGCTTCTAAGTTCTTGGAATATGGCTGGTCGTCCAGCAAAGAATAAGGTTATTGCTTCTAGTTTTGATCCAGCTTCTATGGTTAAACTTTGTAATGTAGTTGCAGCTTATGGTGATCCAATTATTTATTGCACTCCAGAGTTTGCTGCAGAAATGGTAAATGCTATTGTTTATAATAATACTACTAAGATTTCCGATCAGGATATGCTTGAAGTTCGTGACCGTGGTTATATTGGTAAGTTCCGTGGGACTCCAGTTGTTGTAATGCCACAGTCTTACACTGATGAAAAGAATGAGAAGCTAGTTATGAATCCTTCTTTCGCATATGTAATGCCTGCTGGTAAAGAAAAGATTATTAAGCTAGGTTTTGAAGGTTCTCCATATTTCCGCACTTGGGATGACCATGAAGGTGACAATCAGGTTACTTTACAAGGTTATCTAAAGGTTGGCGTAGGCATGATTGGTACTCCAAATTATTGGGGCATCTATTATAATGCTGGTATTGATGCCGATGGTTGGAAGGATTACAATGATAATCTAGATACTGGTATTGCTTCTGCTTATGCGGCTGCACATCCAAATGGTTAATTAATATAAATAAATCACTTTAATGGGGTGGGTGAGAATCTCGCCCGCTCCATTTTTCTTTTAGAGTTAAAGGAGGAAATATTATGGGAAAAATTACTTTAAAGAATATTAGTTCTGCTACTGTTGTTGTTGGTACTTCTGATGGTACTATAAGAAGTCGTAGTCTCGCACCAAATCGTGTTATTACTCTTACTCCTACTGAATATGAAGATTTAATGTATGAGCCTGGTGTTCAGAATATGATTCGCGGCGGTTATATTAAAATTGACGGCGTTGCTGAAGACCGTGCAGTAATTGAGACTCCTACTAATGTAATGAGCCGTGATGAAATTGTTAAAATGCTTGACGATCGTGACATTACTGCTTTTGCTAATTATATTAAGATTGCGCCTTCTGCTGCAAAAGACACTATTGTTCAATATGTAGTAGATAATAATATTACAGATAATGCTTTTACCGCTCTTATTAAGAAATATTGCGGCATTGATGTAATTCAGGCTATTTCTGTAAAGCATCAAGCTGAAGAGAAATAATTTATGGCTACTCCCTTTCTCAAAATATATGATGCCTTTTTGGCACGTATTACCGCGGATGAATGGACACTTGAGGAAGAATTAGCAATCGTTGAGCGGGATTGGCAAGAACTTCTAAAAATTGCCATTTTTAGATTTAAGTATCCGCGGGTAAGTTTGGATACACAAAAAGTTGAAACTACTGATTCTGATTCTAATCAATTAGAAGTTTATGAATTTGTAGATGATTTAACCAATGATGAAATACAACTTTTAGCTTTATATATGAAGCATGAATGGGTTAAAAGATGTATTGCTAGTTGGGAGAATATTCGGCAGTTGTACGCTGACAAAGATTTTTCACAAGCAAATCATTTAGATAAATTAAATAAGTTGGAGGCTGCAATTCAAGTTGAAGTGCGGCGCGCGGAAGGAATTTATGACCGTTCGCGTGAAAAAACTCCGGCTGAATTGTTTAGGCGTTTAGCAGGTAAGAAAAATGCTTTACGAAGAGACGTTTGAAGGCTATAAAAATAAGTTAAAAGGGCGTCTTTATGGTGTGCTTTGTGAAAAAGAAAAAGAAGGCGGAGATTGGGAAAAATTTTTAAATTCAATATTAATTGAATTAAAAGGTTTAGAACCAACATCAATTAATTATTGGCCATTAATAGGAAAATTAAATTCATTACGTTTTTTAAATTATGAATATTTTAGAAAAACAATTTTTGAATGTATGAATTTAATTGGTAGCTTAGAGGTTCCTAATGAATTACCTTGATGTTTATTTTTCAAGAATTAATCATTTAGGAGAAACAACTGCTGAAAGAATTCGAAATGGTGGGAAACGTTCTTTTGAAAAATGGCTTGCAGAATCACCTCATACTTTAAAAAATTTATCTGTTGAAAGAGGAATATATTTTGATGGAATTATTCTTACTAGTAAAGATAAAGAATATGAAAAAATTATGTTTCTAGAAGTTGCTTTAGATGTTCTTATTAAAGTAGGAGATATTATGAATTGGGCTCTTGATGATGGTTCTGTTGAAAAATGGATTCTAATTCAAGAGGAAAAAAAAGTTAATGAAACTTTTAGAAGTTTTTGGATTGTTCGTTGTAATTATCTTATGAAATGGATAGATAACGAAGGTCATTTACAATCTTCTTGGGCGTATTTTGTAAGTTCTTTAGATTCTAAAATTAAAGGTAATTTTAGAACATGGAATAATTTAATTACTCCTCAACCAAATAAATATGCGGAATTATTAATGCCACGTTATCCTGTAGATAGAGCAACAAATTTTATTGTAGAAGATGAATCTTGGACTGTAGTTGAATATGATTATTCTAGTGTCCCAGGAGTTATTTATCTTTCATTAACAGAAACTAAAGTTAATATGATTTATGATGATATTGAAAATGATGTTGCTGATTTAGATAAAATGGCAGTATATGATTTATCTATTCCAGATGGAATTCAAACTTTTAAAGTTAATGAAATAATTAATTTAACTTTTACTTTAATGAAAAATGGAAATCCAATTAATGAAGAAGTAGAATTTATTTCTACAAATAAAAGAATAGTTAAACCTATGCATATTGACATTATTAATCAAGAGACTGGAGAAAAAGAATGTAAAGAAGCTCTTGTCGCAATTGCGAAAGGAACTGTAGAAATTATTATTCAATTAAAAAAGTATCCTAAAATTTATAAAAAGGTTACAATTATGATAGATTCTGCAGAAAAAGAATTTTCTGCTTATATAGAAGGACCAAATTCTATTCGTTTAGCTAATAAGGCAACTTATTATTTAAAAGGCACAGAAGAAATTAATGGTGAAATAGAATTTATTATTAGTGATACTAAGTATGCTAAAATTGTTGAGTTTGTAGAAAATGGTTGTAAAGTTGAAGCAAATTCGAAAAATTTATTAACTGATCAAAGTCCAATTACTTTAACGGCTTTATATCAAGATAAAGTATATAAAAAAGAAATTTCTATTATTCCATTATGGTAGGTGATTTTATGAATGAATTAAATCAAATAATAGAAAAAGAAAAACCTACTCAAAGACGCTTTGCCGTAATGGGAGAAAATACTTTTTTAATTGCTAATAAATTAATGCAAAATCAGAAAATTTGTAGACTATTAAAATATCCAACAAGGGATCCATTTAAAGAAATTGACCCTATTACAAGTAAAGAACAACCAGATGTTGATGGAATTGAATTAATTAATAAACAGATATTAATTGTTCCAAAAATATATGATGATTCAAATGATGAAATGTCTTATATTGTAACAGTATTTGATGATTTTACTGTTAATATATTAAATCCAGAATTTAAAATAACGACATTACGTTTTGATATAGCTTGTCCTTATGATAAATGGCTTTTAAATGAAAAATCTCTTCGTCCATATTTGATTATGGAAGAAATAGATAAAATGTTTAATCAGGGTAAATTAAAAGGAATTGGCAATCTTCAATTTTATCGCGCGGATAATTTAACTTTGTCTCCTTGGATTGGAGGCTATTCTATGAGGTATAAAATTAATGAATTTAACTGATAATGAAACTTTAAAATTTATGAAAGGTTCTCCAATTCTTTTAGAAGATATTTGTGCAGTTTATCCAGCGACGATTGGAGAAATTGTTGATGAAGGTTATGATAATTTTCAAAAATATTTAAGTATTTTAATTTCTGAAAAACCTGTTCCCAAAAAAAATGATGACCCTGAATTAAAGCAATTATTAGATAATTTAACTGATTTTCAATATTTACTTTTAATGACTTCTTTAGATTTAGAAGCAAATTCTCTTTTAAAACGCGCTTTTTTCTTTTTTACTCATGAAGAAGTTAATTTTTCTTTGGAACCTGCGCAAATTATTATAGGGCCAATTGAAGAGAAACACTTATTAACAGAGGAAAAGTTTTATGATTTACAAAGACTTTTGCGTCGAATGTATTTTATAGAACAAGAGGGCGAAGAAATTATTATTTATCCAGATGACCCTCCCGCGACTAAAAAGCTAAAAATGCAAATGAGAGCTAATCGAGAAAAAGTTCGAAAAGCTAAAGCTAAAAAAGCTGAGAGAGAAAAATCTGATTTAAAATTTTCAGATTTAATTGGTAGTATTACAATTAATAATTGCGGCTTAAATATGGATAATATATGGAACATTACATATTATGCTTTTCACGACCAGTTAAAAAGAATGGGTTGGCGTGATCAGTTTAATATAAACAATCGCGCCGCATTAGCTGGTGCAAAATTAAAGAAATCACAACTCAAGCATTGGATGCGTTCCATTGCGAGTTCTGATAAATCATGATTTAGGAGGTAACTCACATGGCTGTTAATATTTTTGATAAGTATGGTATTAAGGAAGTTGCCAATGTTTATTT